TTGTTTATCTAATAGGATTTCATGATTTAAGACACCCTCCCTATGTTATTATTATAGTATTTTTTTTTTCTATGCCCCTCAGACCCTGACTTTATGTTATGACATCGATTACATAATGTTTGAAGGTTAGACTCTATTAATGCTAACTCAGGATTAGTCTTAACTCTTTTAATGTGGTCAACTACTTTGCCCTCAATTATTTTTCCAAAACGCTGACATACTTCGCACAATGGTTGCTTAGTAATATAGTATTTCCTAAGGGTTCTCCATTTAGTAGTATTATAAAAAGGATTGTCATTGCCTCTATCTTTAAAACTCTTAGAGTCCTGTTTAGTTTTAGCTATCCATGTTTTATTTTTTCCTTTAGGTTTTATTGGAGTCATATATATATTTTATTTTTAAATTTGTTATTGATATTGTTTGATAGAATTTAATCATTTGCTTTAGTTTTAAATTTATCAAGGACTGTCTTAATCTTAGAACATTTCTCGTAAGCCTCCTCCCCCTCATAATATAACAACATTGTTTCAATTATGTCGATAGGTATTTCAACTATATCAGGATTAATTAAAAAGTGTTGAGCTCCTATGTCCAACAATTCGTCAATCGTCCAGTCCTCAAATAATATTTTATAAGTATTGTTTATAGCTTCGTTTATAACGTCACTATTATAATCATTTAACTTAGTATATTTATAATCTTTATATCTCATTTAAATAGTCGTCTATTATTTTTTTAGTGTCATCAAAACCTTTACAACATACACAAAGATAACCTCTTGCAATGGCATTAGTTTGAAATTGTTTTTGCTCTTTAGTCATTTTACCTTTTAATGTTTTTAATTCAATGAATAGTCCTTTATACATTCCTTTACTTTCAAAGATTAATAAATCAGCTACTCCTTTCAAATATCCTGTTGACTTTAACGCATTGCGTTGACTCCAACTATTTAATTTAACTCCTCCCATTGTCGCAGTGAATAAAGTATTTGGATAAGCCAATTTAATATATTTAACAATTGATGTTTGCAATCTTTGTTCTTCTTTACTCATTTTGTTTAAAATAATTTTATTTGTTTTAAGTCAGGATTGATTAAAGTTAAATCCTTATATACAATTGGTTTGCTGTCTGCGTCAATTAATTTCTTATTTGACATTTTAACATTTATATTGTCTAACATTAAACCCGCTTTTAATTTACCTATCCAATTTGTATAATTCCTCATTTTAGGATAAATACAAGACTTATAGCTGTTGCCCTCTCTATCTTTAAAAAAAACATAATAAAATATGTCTCCATATTTAGAACGTTCTTTTTTAACTTTTGTTACTACTACTCTCATTGTTTAAATTTTTATTACACCACAATTCAAAATCATAAGAAAAACCTGTCTCGCGTTTTACTCTAGCTTTATAACCTGACTTTAACAGCCTAGCTTTTTTCCTTAGACATTCCAGTCTCCCTGATGTTTCTAATAGATAATATTGTTCTCCTTTATATATCATTTAAATATGTTTCTAATAGAAAAAGTAAACTGCCAAAACCTTTTTTTCTTTTCATAAGATTCTAGTTCTTTTTTAAGTTCTGCGTTTTCTTTTCTTAACTGGTTATTGTCTTCTTGTAATGTGGTTATTAATTTTATTTCTGAACTCATATTGATATTATTATTATTCCTAAGAATGTTAATACTATAATTCCAAATGTTACTGCTTCCATATTTTAAAATATATCATTATTATTATTATCCTCGTCAATGTCCTGATATGCTACTCTTAACTCTTTGCATATTAAATTAGTAAACCATTTCGACTGACCTTTTTTGTCAGTATATGACTTACAATTGATGTCAAATTGAATCTCTATAATGTCGTCAATAGCTACTTTGTCAATTAAACCTATATTGTCGTTGTTTAGTTGTATCATAACTTCTTTATTCCATTGTCTATCTAACTCAATCACAAACTGTCTATAAGAAAACTTGTCGCTTATTTTAACAGTGTTTTCGACCTTAATTAATTTTCCTTGTATTTCAAATAATTCCATAATTATAATTTTATAAATTGTTAAACGCTTTTTTATTATTTTCGGCAATTTCACCTAATAAATCAATCTTACTGTTAAGAATCTTAATATCTCTTTTATTTATCTCTTTTTTTTTATCCTTTTCTATTTCCTTGTATATTACTATTTCTTCTTCTTCTTCTTTAAGTGTATCGTAACCCTTAACTAAGTCTTTGAATACTGTTAACAAATTATGTTTTTCTAATAATTTAATAACTGCTAAATGAGGTTTGCATTTAGGATTCAATTGACCATATTGAAATTGGATAAATTTAGGGATGAGCCACTTTTTGCCGTTCTCTAGCAGCTTTATCCTGTTTTTAAATCTCTCTAAGATTTCTGTTTGATTTAAAGGCAAACCAATCATAAACTCAGCGAGTCTAAAATTAACCTCCCAAACTCCGCAATTATTGCATCTATCTAATATATATAGATAAAACAACTTTTCTGTTGGAGTTAGCTCCATGAACCAACTGTCCTCCCATTTTGCGGTCTCTGTAAATCTTTTTTTGCTCATATATTTTGTTTTTTATTTAATAACATTATTAACCTATCTTTTTTTTGTGTTAATCTTTTTAAGTCTTTGTCGATGTCTTTAATGTTTTTGACCAAATCAATAGTTGTGTTGTCAGCATTTAAAGAGCTTATAACAAAATTATAATCTTTTATCGCTTTGCTATCTTTATTGTCTAAATATCCCTGTAATGTCTTACAATGATATATGACAGAGCTATGATTTAAATTTAAACATTTAGCAATGTTTTGAAACTTCATGCCTAAGTCATGTCTCAAAATATAGCAAATTAATCTCCTCCCTTCCATGACGTTTCTGTGTCTGTCTTTTGACAAAACTTCTTTTTCTTTTAAATCGTAATACTCATTAACTGCGGTTTTAATAATATTAATTTCCTCCTCTATAATTGTATTGTTTTTCATTTTAATTTAATTTAATTAACTCTCCTTTTTGATTCAAAGGTCTTCCTGTTGAATCGTATTTATAAAAATCTTTACATTCTCTTATTATTTCTCCTTTATTGTTACATATATAATCTTTATAAAAAACCTCTTTGCCTCCTTCGTTATATAATTTATCCATAATATTATCCTCAAAATCAATTAACTCATTATTCCCGTTAAGCTCAAATCTGTGATAATTTTGCAATCCTTTTTCAAAATCATACTTGTCGCCCCATTTACCCAGTTCGTTTAAAAATACACCCTTAAAAGTCAATTTAGAGGGCATTTTAAATGAAAATACATGTTTGATAAACATTTTATAATAAAATTATTAAAATTAATACTATCAAAGAAAAATAAGCTATTAAGCATTTTATTAAATGTCTCATAATTTTTTTTCGTTTAATTCGTCCTCTCCAAAGATTCCGTGTTGATAATAATTCATTGATTTTAAAATTCCTCGGCTCATGGCTCTTTTTTCCGCCATTTCAACAAAATATTTAGAATAAGATGTCTCAGGACTTGCTGAAGCAAATGTTTCAACCATTTTTTTATCTCCTTGAAAAACATTGCATTTAATAACAACAAAATCTTTCTCGCATTTTACAATTTCATAAATACATTTTAGATTGTTTTTTGCTTGTATTTTTTCAATTCCTGCTCTTGTTATTATTACAAAATTTCTAGTTTTGTCAATATGAATGTCCGTTTTACTTAAATCGTTTTCCTGAAATAATTGTTTAACGAACTCTTGACCTTTTAAATTTTTACTCATATTTGTTTAATTATTAATTTATCAGTGTGTTTTTTCCAATAATAATTTTTTGATTTATTATATGTTATAATATAATTACAATTAGAATCAAGATATGTAGTTCTTTTTATTTTTTTCTCCATTTATCTATATAGTTAGTAAAAAAATTACCGTCATTATTAAGGATTAATATGTCAAACGCTAATAATAGTAATAATACAGGTAAAAATACTACTATAAAAACGAAAGCAATTAATCTAAATATAAAATCCTTTATCATTTTTTTAATTTATTAATTAACATAATTCTCTCTCTCTCTAATTTATCTAATTTTGTAGATTCATTGACTAAGACAGGATTTTCAATAGTCTCTAAAGAGGATTTTAAATTGTTAATTACAGATTTTCTTTGTTTGTTTATCCTCTTATTTAAAACATTAATTTTTTTTAAAATTTCTAAACTTGTGTTAGTTTGTGTTTTCTTTTTACTCATTGTTTCTCATTACTTCGTTAAAAATTTGTTTTGCGTTATTCATTCCGTCCTCATATCCTTTGAAATATTCTTGCTTTTTGACAGAGTCAGTTGTGTATAATGACACAACCATTGTTATAATAATTCCGAGAAAAAATGCGATAATATTCCAAATTAACATCCCTTGCATTGATATTGTAGTGATTTCTTGTAAATTCATTGATGTCTTTTTTTTAATTCATTAAAAATCTTTTGAAAATCTTTGTAGGCGTCATCATATCCGTTGTCATAACCTTGTCTCCAACCTATACTATAAAAAGTATAAGACAATAAACATGTTAAACATAAAAAACTGATAATTATATATATAAACTCTATATTATTCATTTTCATTTGTTTTTTTAATGTCTTCTGCAATTTCAGTCATCCAGTCATTATAAGACGGTTTGTGATTTAAAAATGTGTTTAATTGAGTGTTTAATCTTGTGACTAAATTTTGCAAAATAATCTCTCTTTTTTCTTTTTTGATTTCGTCCCAAGGTAAATTAACAGGGACATGATATTCCTTAAACATTTTCTCTAAATGCTTTAAATCGTTAATTAATTTTTCTCTTAATTTTATATACATTGTTTTGTAATTTGTTTATGCTAATTTAATGTTTTTAAACATTTTATCTAAATTGTTAAAAATAAGTTATTAACATTATTTTGTTAGTTATATAAAAAAGAGGAGCAGAACGAATCCACTCCTCCTCAACAAAAAAACAAAGTTTTTAAGCCAAACAAATACTTATGAAGAAATTAAGTGGTCTAATATAAAAAATTAAATGACAATCTCGATTATTTTCGATTTTACTTTTGACTTTTGTTCAGATTTGGCGTTATATTCAGCTAACTCATCGTTAATATTATAAAATTCTTTGGAGTTAGTGTGTTGTAAATCAATTCTTATGTCAATTCGACTTTTATCCTCAAATAAAATATAAGTATTCTGAGAAGCTCTGGAGCTTAAATTTAAAGCATTTTCCGAGTAAGCGTTTGCTCCTACTAACGAAGAACCTCGAGCGTAATAGTCAGAAATCTTACATTCGTGCATATGTCCAAATATTATAAAATCAACAATAATATGTCTTTTAGAATATTTAGAAATTATCTTAGCCATGTTGTTTGAGTTTGCTTTCCCTATTTGATGTCCATGAATTAACAACACATTTTGTCCCGCTATTTTAATTAATTTTTCTAATGGATTGCCTCCAATAAATTTAATATCAGGATTCTCTCTAAATAATATTTTTAATATTTCGTGAACAGTATAGTCGTAATTATCTGACGCAACAATATCAATCCAACCATTTTCCTGAGTTATCCTGCTCTCGTTTCCTATGGTAGTCGCGAAATTAATTTCTAGGATTTCAGTGTTCTCGTAAATATCAATAATAAATTTAGATAATATGTCAACCGCTAAAAATGTAGCTTTGCTACGATTTGTGCTTAAAGCCAAAAGTTCGTCAAGTCTTCTGTCTGAGTTTAAAATGTCTCCTGTGTTTGCAATTAATATTTTTTCTATTTTATATAAATTAATAAGCTCTTTAATTCTTTGAGCAAATTTATAAAGTCTTTGAGACGCGACTTTGAAATCATATTTATTATGCGATATATTAACGAGTTCGTTAAAATGTAAATCAGACAAATGAATTATCATTGCAGATTTTTGATTGATTTCTTTATATTTTTTTTTAGATAATTTAAAAGAGTTTTGTTTTAATACTTTTATTAATTCTTTGTTATATTCTGAGACTGCATTTTCAATTCTTGCGTCCTCTCTAAACGCTTTATTTTTAATCCTGTTTTTGTCTTGGAGTCTTTGATTTGATTTTGCTAGAGAAACGTTTTCTTTTAATATTTCTCTGTCTGTTAATCCATTTTGAATAAAATATCTAACAGAGGTTCTAAACCAATGAGCAGAAATATTTAAGTTATATTTTTCAATGAGGTGTTCTGCTATCTGAGTATAGTTTAATCCTTGCTCAAATAACAGAATCATCTCATCTTGAAACTCGCTATGTTTTAATATTTTTCTCAAATTTATTTTTTTATTTTCTCAATCGACCTTCCCGCGAAATAAGCTCCGTAACACGTTATTAATAACGTTTGATAAATAGGTTTATAAGCGTCATTAATTGTGAATCCTCCTGCATTACCGTCAAAAAAGCTCATTATAACAAAAACAACTGTTAAGAATATAAGAATCAAAGGTCTTATATTGGTTGACAACCAGTGACCGCTTTTAGCGTCCGCTTCCCAACGTCTCGTGACCTGCTGTTGAGCTGATGATTCTGCGTTCATTAATAATTGTTTTAATTCCGCTTTCGCTTTTAATTTATCTTTTTGGGTAGTAATAGTTTTATCTAAAATCCCTTCTGCGTTATTTAATAAACTCGAAAATATATTATTTAAAATCATAATTAGTCTTGTTTAAAGAAGTTTAATAAAATTAAAATTGCAATAATGCCGACAAAACCCTCGTTACCTAGTTTATTAACTACGCCCACAATATTTCCGATAATATTAACTCCAAAAAAAGAGCCGAATATTATCTCCGCTAATATGCCAACCGCAAATAAGTTAAATAATAAAGAAGTGAAGTCCTTGAAAAATCCGTTTAAAGTGTCAAAAATGTTATCCATGTTTTTATATTTTTAAATGTTAAAATTATTTTTATGAGTCAAAATCCTCAATAGTAATGTAAACTTTGTCTCCCTTGTCTAATTGTCCTGCAAGACGTTTATAAATGTTTTTATATGCGATTGACGACTTACCCGCGAAACCTTTTTCGTTTTGGTTATTGTTTACGCTGTCCGCTACTAACAAACAACCTGAGCTGTCCGCTGATGTGTTTCCGCAGTGTATTAATATATATTTAAAATTTGGAACGTTTTGAAGCTCTAACATTCCTCTTTTATTGTCTATGTCTGCAAATCTCGTTTTATATTTATTATAAAAACCCCCTTCGGTTCTATATTTAATCTCATATTTTCCTGACGGGATTCTTGTGTGATTCATTATTTTTTTATCTCTATATGTGTCCTCGATAGTATAACAAAGAAATTCTCGTCCTGCTCTTTTGTTATTTAAAGAAAATAAAATCCCTAATGTTGACTCTAAGGATGTTGAATATCTATAAAGTAATAACTCCATTATCTAAATTTTTGTAAAATCAAATTATCAATAATATTTTGAATGTCTTTTTTTGTTGCATTTAATTCAAAAGAAATATTTGCGTTAAATCTTTTTTCTTGCTTCCCGTCATTAAAAATGATAATAGTCGGCAAAGCCATTATATTATATTTGTCTTTTAAGGATTCGTTTTCGTTTATGTCAACTCTATATTTTTGACATTCGTTTAATTTGCTTAAGTCTTCAAATTTATTTTTGTCGTTCCATTCTGCCCAAAATTCAATGACAACAATATCGTTAGATATTTTTTTATCAAAACTTTTAGCATTTATAAAATCTTGACTATATAATGAAACAGAATTTAATAATAAAAATCCTATTATAAATATATATGAAATAATATTATTAACAATAAATTGTTTATTCATAAACTTTATTTTCGATTCTTTCAATCCTTAATAAAATTTGCTCTAATTGTTTACTCTGATTTAAAATCTCGTTTCTAATCATTTCGTCTTTTAAAGTAAATTCTATTTCAGAAACTTCGGGTTTTGGTTCTTCCATTGCTACGTCTATTTTTGCATTTAATTGATAATACATGCCAATAAAAGAAGCAACAATAACTCCAATAGCTATCAAAGTTTTAATGCTGAATTTGAAAGTTGTGTCTTCGTTTAATTCTTTTGTCATTTTTTAAAAAAATAAATAGTTAATTCCTGTTTTTATGTTAAACCAATTTCTCTCAAACATTTGATTGTAATTGCCTTCGACAAATAATCCGAAATTTTTGTTTTTTCCGATTCTAGTCCCTACAATTAATCCGATGTTATAATCAATCCTTTCGTTGTTTAATTCTATATATTGTGAAATATTGTCGTCTATGTCACTAACCCAACGTTTCGGAAAAACGTCCGTCCAACTATGAATCCAAAAATTATCCGAATAATGATAAAACGACAATCCTAATGCGAATGAAAATTCATGAGTTAAACCGAGACTGTCCTGCATATCCAACTGATACTCCCTAACGATTCTCCCGTAATGATATTTATAAAATTCTTGGTCTGTCTCCGCAATACGCTCTCCGTCAGGATTCGTCCAATACCAGTCGTAATAATCATACCAGTCGTCCTGTCCGTTACCTTCTCCGTCAAAATACCAGTAATGGTCCTCATAGCCATAATCAAAAGCTAATTGCCACCAAGGATGACCCGCGTCAATATAAGACTGAATTGCGTTATATTCATAACCTAACGGTCTCCATGTATTTAAACCGCCAAAAGTGAAATTTAATTTATTACCGATTTTAACTCTAAAACGCGTGTCAATATTATAAAATCTAACGTCTGCTAGACCGTTTTCTAAGTGTTCAGCTTTAATGACATAATAGTCTGATAAATAACGAAGAAAATAATGTTTATTTCTAAACTCTCTATTTTGTTGTCTTTTTGTTTCTAATTGGAATTTATATTCTAAACCTTTAACCGCTCCGATTAAAGTGTTATCTGTGTGATATTTTTCCGAACCGTCATAAAAATTATTTTTTTTATTTTGATGTTTAAAACGAGCGATTTTTCTAATGCCTATATTTAAAGAAAAATCATAAGGATTGTCTTGTGTTAAATCGATTAACTGGTTGTTTTGCATAACATATTGACCCTGCGAAAATAACGCATTGTTAACGCCCAAAGAACCGTAAAAAGTCGAAAATTTAAACAAATCGTCAATTTGACCTTTTAATCCTAAAGTCATCAATAAACATAATATAAATAATATTTTTTTCATTATTTCGAATTATAATCTTTTGAGTTTAATTTAACAAGGTTTTTTGTTTCATATTTACTGACAATTTTAAATAAATCTATTTTCCATGCAGGGACAGGACGTGACTCGTGTCTCTGTTTTTTATTCCATTCAATAACTTTAGGATTAATCCTGTTGGATTTCCTCCTGTTGTGATTTTCTTTTTTTGTCATTTTTTTTACTGTTTATTATTATTTGTTCATGCCATAATTTTAATAATTTAGGGTTTTGAGAAAGCATGTCAAAAAACTCTCTTTCAGGAATCTGTCCTGAATACCAACATTGTAATATGTTTTTTTCGTTTTCCATTTTAATTAATTTGTGTTGCTTCGAAAATTACTTCAAAATTTAAATACCAAGTAGCGGTCCTGTCGTGTTCTTCGTCTCCGATTCTTCTAATTGTCACGAAACATGAATCATATTTATTAATTGCAACGGGAGAAGGCGTGTCGATAATTTGTTCAACGTAATTATTAGCTGAACTAGCAGGGAAGGTGTGAGTTGTCTGAGATAATAAATAGATTCTCGTTGCGGTTGTCCCGTTAGCAGTAGAATCTTTTTTCCATATGCTTAATGTTATTGCTTCAGGTTTTGAACTAGAAACTCCGTGACCATTAATCCAACCAAAAACCTTAGTCAAATTACATTCAACAGGAGCAACAAAAAAGCCATATCTCGCACCCCAGTTGTTATTCTTAGAGTCTCCGTTAGATAACGAAGCCGATGTATTTATATTAAATTGAGTATCGTGTGAATAATTACGTAAATAATCATTAGTGTCTGTTGTTCCCCCTGAGAATACTATTTGTTGGTTAAAATTATATTTTTTTTGCGTTAACGTTTTATTATAAAAGTCTGACGCTTCAAAATATATCATTGTCCCAATAGGAAAACCTGACGCAATAGTGACAGAATCTATATTAATAATTTTAGCTGCTGCTGCGTTGGGAGCTGAAGCTGTGACCATTTTTGTTGTTCCGTCAGGTGCTTGTAAAATTAATTTTGTCCCGTCTTGAATTATAGAATTTGGTAATTCTGAAGTCGTTAACGAGGTAATAGTCGCCCCTCTTGTAACTGCTGCGGTTAGCGTTCCAATAGCTCTGGTGTTGAATTGATTATTTAAGTAAAAGCTCATAACTATTTAAAATATGCGTTTTTATTCGGTTTTTTGGTGTTTGTTGTAACATATGAGGGAACTGTTGTATTCGTGCTTGAAGAAGTATCTAAAACGCTTTTAAACCATTCTCCCGACACTTCGTCAAGTCCTGTCTGAATTTCAAACCCGTTGGGAATGTATCGAAAATCTGTCGAGTCCTCTGTGATTTTAATTGAGTTTGTAAAGTCCACAATATATCCCGCTCCACCTTTTAAATATATTGTCATTTGGTTTTTGTCAACGAAAACACGCTGACCCCCTAAAATTAACTCCGCCATTAAATTTAATAAGGTTGCTGATGTCCCCGCTTGAGACTGTTGCCATGTGTCCGCAACTACATAAGCCGAACCGTTCCATACTTCGAGCCTTCCGACACTGGCGTTAGTTGGTCCGTCTCCAATTAAAACCTCGTCCTGATATTCTAGCGAAGCACCGTTCCCAACTTGTGAAAAATAATCTTGCTTAACAGTTATATTACCCGCAACGCTATATAAAACATAACGTCCGTAATTTTTAGAAGGACTCATGAATTGTGTGACAGGATGAGGAGCTTGTGCCGCGACTGAAGCTGTTGAACTTGCCGAAACTTGACCGCTTCCATTTGGAGGAGTGGCTAAAGTCCCTGTCCCTAAAACCCAAGGCTCAGCAGAAAATTTAATGCTATAAATAGCACTTCTCGGAAGCTCAGCGGTTATAAAATTAAAACTTCCCGTTTGAGGACTTGCGAAATTTGTCCCTGTCACTGGTAATCCTAAATTTTGCACCTGAAAATAATTTGTTACAGGTATTCCTGACGAGTCCCAAACTTGATTCGTCTCGTCCCAATATTCATTCGTTGTGTGGTCATTATATAATTGAACGCCCACATATTGAAAAGCTGTCAACGCACCCGAAAAGCCGTTGATAGTAGTGCTATAATTAAAACTATTAGTCACAATGTCTGTGCTTACCCACCAAGAAACCTCAATCGCATCGTTAGCGGTAGCTGTTAAAGCTCCTAAAACATGAGTTGACGCTGTTCCTCCTGAGAATTGATTTGACGGAGTGACTTTTAATAAACTAGTTTTCCCAAAAGTGTCATATGTTATCGCAGCTCTAAACAAAGGCTCGTAAAACTCTTTTTTCATTCCCGCTAGTTTTATAATATTTGTATCGTCTAAAGTGACAACAAAACTTGAACCCGCTATTTTGTTTAAATCCCAAGTCCCATTACCGAGAGCGTTGTCCGCTTCGTCATAACGCCTATATTCAACCGTCCCCGTTGTTTGATACCTTTGCAATTGTATAAAATACCACGCTCCCCGACTTTGAAAAATTCTTGCTCCGAAAACTTTGCAGATATTTTCTAAAACTTCTAAAGCGGAAACAGGATTCTCGATTCCGTTTTCGTCTATTTGCAAAAATGCGTCTGCATATATTTGCGTTTTCTCAACAGGGTCAGAAGCCTGAGCTCCTATATTAGACATGGAGTCTTCGTATAAATCAACCATTGTATATAAAAAGGTATTTCCCGTCCCGAAGTCTGCAATATAACCGCACAAAGATAACATGTCTGTTATATATGCTAGAGCTTTATATCCTGTCCCTGCGTTATATGTTGCAACATGATTAAAAGGCAAATCTTTTAATCTACCTAATCCGTCAATTGCTTCTACGTCTAACTCAAAAGGATAATCAACGTCCTCCTCGGCTAAATTTTCAGCTACAATAAAACCTCTCCAATAAACCTCCCAAGACGAACTCCTAAAATAAGATAATTTAACAGTAAAACGCCCCTCGTCTGCTGCTCTTAATAATGCTAAAAAACCGTTTAAAGTTGCGTTTGTTATCATCATTGTAAAGTTGCAAGAGCTTCCTTTTATTGGTTGATAACGTTCGTCGTTTTCTCCGTCCCATTTTACAGTGACGCCCGTTGGCGTCAAATCAAACTCAGTGTCCATGTTTCCTGAGGACAAAGTAGAATCTAAAATTTCTAATTTCCAAAGAGTCCCGTTTTCAGAATAATGCTCGTTTTTATATCTATTATATAAAGCCATTTTATTTTATATCGTCTTTTAAAAAGAATTTGTCAATCTTTTTTTTCATCAATTTTGCATTTGCAAATTTCTTGATTTTCGTCAGACGGTTCACAATTTGAACCCTCAGGACAGTCCAGAATTTCTGGATTTTCTGTGTCGTATTCTTTATCCATTTTTTTATATTTTTAATTATTTTGGTTAACATAATATTTTTATTTGTGTTTTTTGTTGGTTAACATAATATTTATTATTGATTTTTGTTCTAATCTGTTATTTAAAGAACTCAATGCAAGTAATGTATATATATTAAAAACAGGTAAAAGTCCCTTAAATCGCTTAAAAATAGCCTTAAACAAGATTTTTATATTATTAATATATTTCATATTTTTTAGATTATTATTGTTTTATTTTAACTTTAAGTTGAGTCCATTTTTTACGACCATGGTGCAAAACTTCATCGATGTAATATGTGTTAGAATCAAAAGAAACTCTCATTTGTTGTGTAACGTCTGACGCGTATCTAATAGTAAAAATGACCGTTGTTATGTCAGTTATTCTGTCCGCTTGGTCTTTCTCATTTCCTGATTTATAAATTACATGAGCCCAAACGCTCCTCAAAGTTGCCCAAGAAATCGTCATGTCTCCGAAAGCCGATTGAGACTCTGAAGGTTGTTGAATTGTAATTCGTCTGTCTAATTGTCCTATATTCATAATTAACTATTTATACCTCTTACACGTGTTCTGTTTTGTTTTGCTCTGTCTGAAACGAGAATTATATCGTCTCCTGATATTTTACCCACTACGTTAACTGTTTGCGTTTGCTCTCCCATAATAGAGCTTAATTTGTCTAACGGAATAACCGCCTCAGCACCCGCCTCTCCGATGAGGGCAGTTGTAGGACCAGTCACGATTCCTCCTTGTGCCATTGCAGGAATAGGAGTTGAAGCTATTAAGGCAACCTGAGCCGCTCCCATTGCTCCAATAACTGCCGCCAGTGGGATATTTGGTAAAGCGGAAGCCACCCCCGCAGCTGTGTTTATAACTGCGTTTGCTATTGCCATTGCTTTGTCTGCGATTGCTTGTTTCTTTTTTTGTTGAGCCATTTTTTGCTGAAACTTCTCTTGAACGCCTGTCATGTTTTCGTCATGAGTCTCCTGAAGTTCTTGCAATTTAGCGTCTTTTAATTGTTGATTCATTGTTGAATTTTCTATGTCCTCAACTTGATTGTCAAACGCTTTCTGCAATGCTTCTTCTTCAGCAGCTTGGTCATTTTCAAGTCCCTGCATTTTCATTTCGAAATATTGAGAAAATATCGCACCAACACCCGACATGATTGTCCCTGCTGTGTCAGCAAATTTTTGCAATCCTTTTGCTAAATCTTCGCTAGTTTTTTTTCCTTCTTTTCCTAATTTTGCAAACTCATCTTTTAATTTTTTTATTTCGTCTGACGCAGGGTCAATCCCGTTGTCTATTAAAGTTGTAATTTGAGACTCAATTAAACTAGCTTTTTCAGCGTTCGCGTCAAAATCTTTGCCCATTTCTCCAAAAACTTCGGCTTTCTTGTCAATAGCTTCGAATTGAGTTGTAAACTCTTTCATTGATTCCGTTGCGTCAAAAGTAGCTTTTTTGTTTTTTTTCAAATCTTTATTTGTCGTATCAATATTTGACAAGTCAATTTCTTTGTTATATCCTTCAGTTGCTTTTGTTAAATCAAGCGTTTCGTCAACTACGTCCTTAGTTGTGTCTTTTTGTTCTTTTAATTCTTTATTGAATTTTTTTATATCTTTGCCTGTGCTGACGCTTCCGTTAGCAACATTTTTCAAACCGTTTCCGTAATTCTCTAAACTGCTTGTTGTATTGTCAACCTTAGCAGCTAATTTTTTTGCTCCAAAAGCCTCAAGAAGTTTTTTCATGCCTTTCATGACAGTAATTAAACCCTTTAATAAAAATCTAACTATTGAACGCCATATTTTAACAAAAAATGTTTTTATACCATTGAATAAACCTTCCCAACCTCCCGCAAAAATTCTCTGAAAAAATCCTAAAATATCTAAAATAAAATTTAATACTGTTTTAATAGTGTTACCAATAACGTTAAAAACTCTAGTAACTATTTTCATAACAAATGGACCTATCCTCGCCCAAATGTCAGCAATGAATTGCACTGTTACCTGAACAACTTTGCTAATTAATGACATTGTCTGAATAACGATTTCTTTAATAGTCGTAAACATTTGAGAGCCTTCTCCTGATGTAAAATATTCTTTTATTTTTTCCCAATTTTGAACAATCAAAACAGCTGCCATTGCTAAAGCTCCAACGATTAGTCCTATTGGTCCTGTTAGCATTGCCATTGTTCTTGCTATTTTTGGAATTATAATCATAACTTTTCCGAAAGCCATTAACAACGGTCCTAAAGCTGCTGCAATCATTCCAATTTTGACAATTAATTCTTTTGTGTCTGTGTCTAAATTTGCGAATTTGTCTGCTATGCCTTTTATAAATGTAGCTAATTTTTGAAGGTGCGGGATTAATATTGCTCCGATTTGTTCGGTAACATCCATGAAAGAGTTTTTCAGTTGTTGTATAGGTCCGAGACCTGCCTGAGCAGCTGCCTGAGCTGAGCCTCCATATTGATTCTCTAGTTCGTTTAATATTAAAGTCTGAGCGTCTGCAAGTCGGTTTGTTTCAACTAATGCCTTAACCGTCTTTTTTTGCTCATCTGAAAACTGAATCCCCGCTCTACTTAATGCAGATAAATTGGCAACAGGGTCGTTCAACGCTTTACCTAACATAATTGACGAACTTTTTAAATCTCCGTCTAATCTAGTCGCTAAGTCTAACGCGATTTCTTGAGTTCTTTGAAATTGCTCTCCTGCTATATTTGTAAAAGTTAAAAGCTGAGCGGTTGCTCCCTGCAAAATGTCTTCGTCTCCGAAAATTGTAACTTTTTGTAAGTCGGCAGCCATTTTTTTAAACTCGTCTGCTGTGAAACCCGCTGCTCCTCCTGTTGATTTAATACCCGCTTCAACTTGTGCGATTGCCTTTTCTTGTTTATCGAAAGTTTTAACAGCAAGAGCTCCGAATCCTGCTAACGGTAACGTCAAACCCATTGTCAAAGATTTGCCCGTGTTTTGCATTTTTTTTCCGAACTTTGTAAAAGTTTTTTCGGCTTGTTGCATTTTGGTTCTAAAATCTTTAATATTAGCTCCTAAATTTACCGTAACACTTCCTAATCCTGCCATGTTGTTATATTTTTATTTTTACTAATTTTACTGTATTTCTTTTTTATAAATTCAGCATGTTTTCTTCTCTTATCGAGCTCGTCTTTGCTCATCTTTTTGCTTTCTCCTTTCTCCCAGTCAAACTTAACTAAGTCTGTTGGTTTTAATGTCCTTCCTCTTTTCATATGAGGCTGCAAAATAATTGTCCCTAGCCACCTTGTCCTCTCCCACTCTAAACGTTCTTTTAATTCAAAATGCTCCCAAAAACCTTGAGTCCTAAATGAAAACGTTTTAGGAGTCATATCCCAAAACTCATCCTCACTTAAATTCAAAACTCCAAAAGCAATTTTAAATAAATCCTCCCACTCTAAAGAATCTTTATTTTTTATTTTTTTTTTCCTGTTACAGCTTTTTCTTTTTTATCAGGTTTTGATTGAAATTTGGTAAAAATATCAAGAGACCTTGTAATTAAACTTTCGTCTTCGTCAATATAGTCAGCAATTTGCTCAACTTTTAAATCGAAGTCCGTGCCTGATTTTCTTGCTCCGTCCTCTAAGCCAACATATATCAAAAATATTGCTTGTTTTAGAGTTAAATCCTTTTCTAATTTTCCTAAGTCGCTTAATTTAATATTACACATTTCACAAAACTGAGCTAACGCCCAAAAACCATAACGGATTGCTCTTTCTTTTCCGCCAACCGTAATTAATTCGTATTTCATAAGTTATCTTTTTTAATTCATTAATATTTGTTTTTTTTAATATAATAGAGAGGAGAAAACTCCTCCCTATAATATTAATTTTTATTAGTTCGTTGTGTCTGCAAGAACTCCTGAACCTTGGAAAGAAGCCGAATAAGTCATCGAGTCTTCCATTGGTGCGTCTGCTGATAAACTCGTTAAAAGAGCTGTTCCGCTCCAATAAGAATCTCCAGTCACTGGAGTTGTTTGAATGAATTTAATCGTGCAAACTGTTCTGTTTTCGTATATAGACCACAATTCCGTGATGTTTCCTGTTCCGAAATTAAGTAATCCTTCGACATCAATTGTCCAACTACGTTGACCGTATAGAGCTTCTGCCCAACCTGCCGAACTCTTTGCACTTGTATCTCTTGTCTCTAAAGACATTGAGATTGAGGCACTTGTTGAGGTTGCAATTGTGACATATCCTGCTCCTTTGTCAACTTGAACAATGAAATCCGTTCCGTTGAGTGATGTAGTAGTCGCCATTTCTAAATATTTTAATAATTATTAATTCTTTTTACTTTTTTTCTCTTTTTTTTCTTCTTTCATCATTATTTGTTCGCTGAAAACTTTTCCGTCTCCTGCTTTTATTATATTTTCATAAGTCAAATCTCCTATATCAAACGGAACTGTTAAAATTGTTCCTGCTTTCCAATTATTATCCTCATTAAAATATACATCTTTTGTTAATTCAAGTTTTTTCATATTACTTTTTTTTAAACATTATTAATTCTAAAATTAAAATCCATCCCTCGACCGTATATCCCGTTATTACCTCCGTCTTTTTGAAAGTCGTCCGCTTGAGTTATATAATCAACGCTTTGAATTTTTATTGTATTTGCTGTCCCTGTGTAGCGGTTTAACGTTGCTAAAACTGCTGCTGATAGTGTTTCCAAATCGCTATACGTTTCAGTATAAATAGTTATTTGAACTCTAAAGACATCAATTAAAGCTGAACCACCCGCAGAAATACTCTTGTCCGCAACAGGGTCAACTGAAACTATATTATATGTTATATAAGGGAAAGCTCGTGCTCCTGATTGTGTTGCATTAACTATTTGAGGCATTATTCTCGTTCCAACATTTGAGCTAATTGTCCCGTTGTTAGATAATAAATTGAATATGCCTTTCCCTATCGCTGCCATTATCTTTTATATTTACCGTTTTTTAACATTCTTTTTGTTCTTTTTTCGATAACCTCCTGAGCGTCTTTAACCATGTTTTTTCGAACTAAGGCTTTTTGAGACTCATAAGCCTTCCTCATGTAACCAAAACCCGAGAAAACGCCTTTATACATGCCCCACTCAATACCAACCGCATAAGAAGCTGTCCTGACTTCTTCGTTTCCGATTTTTTGTTTTGAATATTTTTTGTTTGCATTTGGTCTAACTCCTGCAAAAACAACGTCTTTGTTTTTAGTTCTTTTAACTTTAAATCCTATACTTTTTGCTAAATATCCTGTTGACTGTCCTTCGACTGAAGCTGATAGGTTTTGTCTTGCCGCTTTAATAAATGGTTTTGAGTTTTGTCTTAATATAGATATTAAAAAACGTCTTTTATAACCTTCAGGGAGTGTTTTTAAAAACTTTTTAACATCGTCATTGTCAACAAGTTCAGCTGTCAATAAACCTTTTTTCATTAATGGAAGTCCTTTAGCCATAATGTTAAAAATTAAAAATTCTGTATTGTCTTAATATTGATTCTGCTCCCTGCGGTATTTTATAAGCTGTTTTTCCAACGATAACCTCCTGACGGTTTTCGTATAAATGCCCGATAATTAAATACATTGCATTTAATAATTGTTTTGGAAATCCTGTCGCAGATGTTGAAGCATATCCTGCAACGAATTTAATTTCAACAGCGTTAGTTCTTTCGTAAGTAGTCGGAAACGTTGAGTTATAAGCTAGAGTAATTCTCGCGGGTTTGCCTTTTAAATCAGTATCATAATTTGAAGTGTCCCAAGTTTGCAAAGTATTCTGAGAGTCATAATATTTAACATGAGTAACCGCAGAAACTGGATTCGCCAAAAGCTCAATTGTTACATTACCATAAGGAAACTTGTCTAAATATTGATTATATGTAGCCGAAAGCAATTGATAACCTGTGAAGTTTTCAACGTATTCTCTTGCTGAGCTTATAATCGTTCCGATTAACGCGTCATCGTCAGAAGTATCAACTTTTAAAAATAATTTTGCCTCTGATAACGCAATCGGTTCTGAGGTCGCTGCGGTGTGTAACACTTTGCTAAATACGCCAACGTTTTTATATTCCATTTGTTATAATTGATTTTTCTTTATTTATAATTTTTTTTTCAATTTTTCTTTTTAATGGTTTCACAAAACCTAATTTATAATATTCTATAAATTGAGACGGAGGGAAAGTTAATTCCTGAGTCGGAAAATAAGTGTTTCCCCCTCTCTCAAATTGTTTAATAATTACAGATTTAATCATTAATCTAAATTATTTTTAGTCTCTTGTTGCATAAACTAAAGCGTCAGTTGCTGCTGTAACCAATTGACCGTCTAATCTATGGAACATAATGAAACCAACGTTTAACTCGTCAGCATATCTCTCATCTAATCTAAGAAGTTGAGGTTGCCCAACCATTCTGATTTTGTATTGAGAAATATCTCCGAATACCATTGTTTTGCCTCCAGAAGCACCTGCTGCTGAAAGATTTTCATTCAAATAAACAGGCTTTCCGAAAATAACCCCTGCATTTCCATCCTCGCTAAATGATGGTCTAACACCGCTTAAAATGTCAGCATTAGCAATTAAATTGCTGTTAACTGTCATTTGCTTGATATTTTTCCATAAACCGTCTGTCATAAACCAGCAAGAATTATCTCCTCTATATGCTGAATTAACTGCATGATAAACCTCATTTAACTCTGCTAATGTTGGAGTGTCTGCTCCAAAACCAACACCTGAATCAGTTGCCGCATTGTTAATACCTGTTGGAGCAGATGAACCTGAACCTCCTGTTAATTGCTCATCAATACCTTTAGCTAATCTTCTTGCAAGAATATCAACTAACCAATCATTTACGTTAAAACCCTCATCAGTTAATAACTGCTTAGAAATCTTAACAACTTTTGATGTAAAAGTATAAGCATTTAAAATTGTGTTTCCAAATGTTATATCAGAAACAGCAACTGCAGAACCTTCTGTCATCATTGCTCCCGTTGTAGTATCTGATGTATTCGGATAATACAATGGAGAACCTGTTGCTGTATTTATGATTGAGCCATGTTTTGCTCCTGCTGTCATTACAGAAGAAAAACCTCCTTGTAATTTCATATTCAATTCATCAGAAAAAGATTTAGGAACTATATAACCTCCTAAAGAATCAGTTGCAGTAGTTTGAGCTGCTGTACCCCTTACTTCAACTAATTTTCTTTCAGCAGCATTTAAACCTGAAAAACCTCTTTTGATGTATTTTGAAAATGCAGCACTTCTTGCTTCTTTTTCGTCAACAGATATGTCATCCTTTACAGGAGTTGATTCTGCTGCTAATGACTTATTTAAGTCAGTTTGCGTTTTTAAAGTTGATGCTGCTTTTCTTAGCTCTGCTTCTTTTTCATACAATCCATCCCATTTAGCTTGCTCATCTTTCGATAAGTTTCTTTCTTCTGTTTTAGCTGTTTCAAGGATGTTATCCATTTCTTGAACTAAAGCAACTCTCTCTTCTTTAATCGCTTTTAAATTATTTATATTACTCATTTTTTTATAAATTTTTTAAAATTATTTAATCATTTTTAATTTTAACTCTCTTAAATTCCTTTGATAACTATTTGCTTTCTTTTCTTTGTTTTCTGTTTTTTCTTTATTTTCTTTGTATACTTCATAAGCTCTTACAGCCACTGAAGCTTCTGTATAAGCCGGGTATGTTACTGGTGAAATATCAAATAAAGTATCCACTTGATTTATTGTTCTTATAGTTCTGCCCTCTTCATCTTCATTCCATTCATCACCCCCTTCAGCTATTGTAAAACCAAAAGAGCTTTGAGTTATATCTCCTCTTTCCATACTAACTACTAAATCTTTTGCGAAATTAGTATCTGGTGTATCTATTTCATATTTTAAACCTCTTTCATCTACTGACAAACTTAAGGTCCCAGCTGTAGTTCTCCCTAATACATAATCTGGATTATGATTAAATAAAGCCCTCACATCTTGGTTATTTTCAATTACAGTATCAAAAGCACTTCTTGATATAGTTTCGAAGAAGCCCCCTAAATTTTCAGATTCAGAATTAAATACTGAAGCATATCCTATAATTTTTTTTGTTTTATTTTTTTTATCATCTACGACTCTAAACTCGTTAGCGAAAATTCTTCTTTCCATATTTTTATTTTTAAAATTGTTATACTCTTTTTTATTTTCTTTGACTGTTATAATTTCAATATCTTCATCATCATCAAAGCCATCAAATTTTTCAAAATAATTATTTATATATTCTTTCCATTCTGCAGGTCTTTCATTTTCTGCTGTTTTTAAACACTCTTCTTTATCTCGTTGAATATAAATAACTTTAGCATCTAACTCTTCAACTAATTTCTTTCTAACTTCTTTTAATGGAGACGAATTTATAATCCATGCTGTTATATTATTATCTCTTTTTATTTTATTAAAAATTGTATCTCTAACTTCAAATACATAATCTTTTATAATACTATTATGCTCATGAGTTTTAGAAATACTTAAAGCTTGATGTACTTTATCAAAATCAAATACTAAATCTGAAGGGCTTGCATTATTTCTAATATAAGTAGATTTACCTGAACACGAACAACCCATTATTAAATAAATATTTCTTTCTTCTTCTTTTTTTATTTCTTGTACTTTTCTTTTAGCCCATGCAAAACCTGGGTCACCTCCCCATAAAGCCCATGCTATCCTACCATTACTTGGATAACCTTTTTCGCCTTGTCTAAAACCTTCAGCTTTTTTATCAACTTCATGTCTACTAAAAAAAGAAAACATTCTTTTAACCGTTTTAAGACTTAAGGATTTTTTATTTTTTATATCTCGGGCTCTTGCCACACCTACAGCTGTTCCTCCTCTATTAAATTCCTCTCTCCATGCTAATCCTTTTTCAGCTTCTTCTATCATTTCATTAGTTGGTTCTGTATTAATATCATCTAAAGCTCTTTCTTGTTCATCATCCATTTTACCTTCTCCTGCTGGATAATAAGCTATCATTTCAATATTTTCATCTTCAAGCCATATTCTAACTTTTGCTTCATCTTCATATTTATCTATAGGAAATAATAATTCCATTGGAGCTCTTTTCTCTCCATTATCTACTTCTTTTAACTGGCCTGAAATAACTCTTATTTCTTCTGGAATAGAAACAAGTCCAGCTTTTGGAAATACATGGTCTCCTCCTTTTATAGTTCTAAAAGAATCTTGCTTGAAATCTTTTGGGTCCCTTACCCTTGCTGTATTAAAATTTTTATATGGCATTATTTTTTCTTTTTTCTTTTATTAACTTTTTTTGATTTTTCTTCGTCTACTTTTATAGTTTCTATAGACTCAGTCGGTTCTTTTGGGGCATCTGAGGGGGTCATGTTTAAAGGTATATAATATTTATCTCCTCCTTCGATAGCATTAAGATTTTCAAATCTTCTTATTTCATTTTGTGAAATTACCCCTAAATTCCATAATGTTCTATAAAATTCTGAACGACTTTTTGAATCTCCTCTTAATAATCCATCTACTTTAAATTCACAATACATTCTACTTTTTTCATTTTCTTTAAATAATTTTTTATTTAATTCTTGCTCCCAGTTTCTTAAATAAGGATATAATGTATATTTTACAAACTCCAAAGACTGCTGTTCTATATTTGAATACGTCGCAGCATCTAATGACATTACTAAGTGGGGTTGAACTCTAAAAATTCTACAAATTTCTATTACACTAAATTTTCTGGTTTCTATAAACTGAGCATCATTTGGGGGAATAGATATATTTTTAAAAGTCATCCCTTCTTCTAAAATTGCTGTTTTATGTGCATTACTACCTCCGTTGTTTGCATATTTTTGGTTCCATG